GTTTCAGTGGTTAAGAGATAATAATAAAAAAGAAGCAATAACCATCCTTTGTGATAGGGGTGAAAGATATTTAAGTTGTTTATGAAACATTTAGAAGATACACCTTGGTGGATTTGTGATCCTGATGATACAAATTATTGTGCTTATGTAGATACTGACTCTAATTATTTTAATGCAGAACCTTTATTAAGACATTTATATCCTAATTTTAACGAAATGTCAGAAGAAAAAAAAGATGAAGTATTAGAAAAAGAAGCACTTAAATACCAAGACATTATAACAGAAGATTATGATAGATTAGCTAGAGAATGTTTTAATGTTAATTCACATAGATTAGAAATGAAAACTGAATGTGTAATAAGATCAGCTTATTTTAGAGCTACTAGAAGATATGCTCAATGGATTACTAAACAAGAAGGTATTAAAAAAGAAACACTTGATATTAAAGGTTTAGAATTTAAAAAAGCTAATTTTCCTCCAGTATTTGGTAAATTTTTTAAAAGTTGTTTAGAACAAGTTTTAAAGGGAGTTCCTAAAATAGAAATAGATAAACAATTACTAGAATTTAAAAAAAGAATATTAAATAAAGAAATACCATTAGAAGAAATAGGTAATCCTCAAGCAGTAAAAAAATTAAATAAATACACAGAACGTAAAGCTCATGGTGGAGAAATATTTTCTACTATTGGTAAAGGAGCACCAGCAGCAGTTAAAGCATCTATAGTTTATAATGATTTACTTAGATTTTGGAAATTAAATAATAAACATAATTATATTACACAAGGTAGTAAAATAAAATGGATTTATTTAAAAGATAATCCATATAAAATTGAATCTATTGCTTTCTTAAGTTGGGATATTCCCGAAAAAATTCGTATATTCATGGATGAATATGCTGATAGAGAAAAAGCATTTGAAAGTATATTATTAAATAAATTAGAAGGATTTTATAATGATTTAGAATGGCAATTAAATTTAAATCCTTACAAACAAAAGTTTTTTAATTTTTAAAAATGATAAATAAACAAAAATTACAATCAATAATAACAAAATACCATTTAAATGGTTTAACCCAATCAGCAAAATGGGTTACAGAAAATGGAAAATTAAGTATATGTTTTGTTTCTGATAATAAAGATTTAGCAGGTGATGTAGAAGTAAAATCTTCACCAGTTGAAGATAGTGAATTAGCTATCTTTGATACTGCTCAACTTAATAAACTTATATCAGTTACAAATGGTGATTTACTTTTAACATTAGAAAAAAATCACAAAGTATATTCTAAATTATATATAGAAGATTCTTCATTTAATGTAGCTTATAATTTAGCAGATTCATTATTAATACCTAAAAGAGGAACAATTAATTTTCCTAAAGTTTATGATGTTGTAATTGATTTAAATCCCGAAGTTGTAGATAACTTAATTAAAGCTAAAAATGCATTATCTGGAATAAGTGATATGATGATTACTACCATTGAAGATGAGGATAAAGGTAAAGTAGTTGAATGTTCATTTGGGGATATAAGTAATTATTCAAATAAAATTAGATATACTATTACAGAAAAAATAACAATTAAAAAAGATATAAAATTACCATTTAATTCAGATTTATTTAAAGATATATTAAATTCTAATAAAGATTTAGAATCTGGTAAAATTTCAATATCAGAAGAAGGATTTATGAAATTAGAATTTAGTACAGAAGATATAAATTCTGTTTATTATATGGTAAGAAAAGAAGATTCCACATATGTATAATAAATTGACCTCAGGGCGTAAGTTTTTTTATATTATTAACCAGCTGATCTTAATGACAGCACAAATTTAAAGTGATATGAGTACACAATTTTTAGAAAGATCAATGCATCCATTCGATCTATTATTTCGAAATTTTTTCGATACAAACACACAATTCGTTCCGGCTATAGAAGCCAAACAACAATTTCCAATAGACATTTATGAAGACGATTTAGGTTTAACTTTTGAGTTAGCTTGTACTGGCATTGCCAAAGACGCTATTGAAATTAAACTTGAAGGCGATATGATTGTCTTTAATTATGATAAGGAGAAATCTCCTGAACCCCAATCCCGAAAATATGTTCATAAAGGGATTGCAAAACGTTCCTTCCATTTAGGATATAAAGTAGGAACTAAGTTTACCTTAAGTAAGGCAAAAGCTAATTTTTATGATGGTCTGTTAGTAGTCACAGTTCCATTTGCTAAAGAAGCCCAACCTAAAGTTTTAAAAATTAATTAACCTAAGTTCGCCCTGAGGTTGGTTTTAATATTAATCTTTCGTATATTATTACGAATAAAAAGAAAGTTATATGACAACAATAAAAGATCCACTATTAGAGCCTTTTTATATAGGCAAAGATGCTCATTGCTATACAGCTTATGAGGAAATAACTCCAGACCCAAAATACACAGACAATGGAAAATCAGGAGAAAAATATACTAAACCATTAGGACATTATTCAGATTTTGGTTCTGCTCTCAGATCTATTATGAAAGCTAAACTAAATGTAGGAGAAAAAAAATATAATTCCATTAAAGAATATATTACAGAATGGAATAACATACAAAAAGAAATTAAAAATTTAACAGAATTTAATCAACTATGAAATTAGAAGCATTATTTAACGCAGTTATTGTAAAACCTATTGAAGTAGAAGAAGAAACTTATGGCTCAATAGTAGTTCCTGATATGGGAAAAGAAAAAAATGAAAGAGGAGAAGTTGTATCAGTAGGACCAGGTCAGTTTACTATTTCTGGAACTTTTGTAGAAACACAAACAAAAGTAGGAGATATTGTAGTACTACCTACCCAAGGATTTACAAGATTAGAACATGATGGTGAAGAATATTATGTAGGTCCAGAAAATCAAATATTAGCAAAAATTAAATCAGAATAAAATGAGTAAAATTATCGAATTTGGTTCTCAAGGAAGAGAACAACTAGTAAATGGTATTAATTTATTAGCAGATGCTGTTGTTTCAACATTAGGTCCTAATGGAAGAAATGTTGTAATTGAAAAAGATGGGGAAGTACCTCAATCTACTAAAGATGGTGTAACAGTTGCAAAACATATTAAATCATCAGATCCAGTTGAAAATATTGGAATTGATTTAGTTAGAGAAGCATCTATTAAAACAGCTGATAAAGCTGGAGATGGTACAACTACTTCAACTTTACTAGCAAGAGAAATGATTAAAAATGGTTTATCACATTTAGAAGCAGGTGAAAATGCTGTTTTAATAAAAAGGGGTATAGATTTATCTGTTAAAAAAATCTGTGATAATTTGAAAGATAAAATAGCAGAAGATATTTCTAATGAAGATCAACTTCAACAAATAGCAACTATATCAGCTAATAATGATCCAGAAGTTGGTAATTTAATTGCTACTGCTATGGATAAAGTAGGTCATGATGGAGTAGTTCATATTGAAGAATCTAAAACAGGTGATACTTATTTAGAAACAGTTGAAGGTTTACAATTTGATAGAGGATACAAATCACATTATTTTGTTACTAATAATAATACAATGACTTGTACTTTAGAAGATCCTTATATTTTAATTTTAAACCAAAGACTAACAGCAGTTAAAGAATTATTACCTATTTTAGAATCAGTTTCAAGTACAAATAAATCTTTACTTATTATAGCAGAAGATATAGATCAAGAAGCTTTAGCTACCATGATTGTAAATAAAGCTAGAGGTACAATAAAATGTGCTGCAGTTAAAGCTCCTGATTTTGGTGATAGGAGAAAATTAATTTTAGAGGATATTGCTTGTGTAACAGGAGGTCAAGTTTTTGATAAAGATAAAGGAATGAAACTTGATAAATTTTCATGGGAATGGTTTGGTCAAGCTCGAACTGTAACTATTTCTAAAGAAAAAACAACTATTATTGATGGAAAAGGTAGTGAAGAAGAAGTAGGAAATAGAATGGGTGAATTACAATCTCAAATAGATAAATCATCTACTCCTTTTGAAGCTGAAAAATTACAAGAAAGATTAGCTAAATTAGCTGGTGGTGTAGCAATTATTCATGTAGGAGGATTTACTGAAACCGAAATGAATGAAAAGAAAGATAGAGTAGAAGATGCTTTACATGCTACTAAGGCGGCAGTTGAAGAAGGTATAGTACCAGGTGGGGGAGTTGCTTTATATCAAGCTAGAGAAGCTTGTATGGAAAGTCCTTATGATTTAATAGGAGCACAAATAGTATATGAAGCATGTAAAAAGCCATTTGAACAAATACTTATAAATGCAGGATGGGATCAAGAACAAATTGATAAAGTAAAACCAATAGCTGATAAAGGTGAATGGCAAGGAGTTCATGTTGGCGAAGGAGATTATATTAATTTAAGAGAACAAGGAATTATTGATCCTACTAAAGTAACTAGAGCAGCATTAGAAAATGCAGCATCTGTTGCAGGAACCGTATTACTTACAGAATGTGTAGTAGTAAATGATCCCGAAGAAAAAAATAATAACCAACCTCAAATGAATCCTATGATGGGTATGTAATTATGGGTACAAAGTTAACAGAACATAATCAACTTATTGCTACTAGAGTACCACCTGGAGACAAGTGGACTTTAGTAGATGATAAGAAAAAAATAATTCATGAATCGTTAACTGATGCTTTAGAAGCTTATTTTCAAAAAACAGGACAAAAATGTGAATTTAGATTAGCTCCTTTAGATAGTAAATTATATGCTATACACACTCATGAAGAAGAAATTATACCAGATGCACCTAAAACATATGGTATGTATGGTGATTTTAAACAAGGAGTATGAGAGACGCAAAACGAGTAAAAGATTATGATTTTTTATTAGGTGAAAAAATTACTTTTGAAGGAAAAGAATACATAATTGATGGAACTTGGCGTGTTTTAGACAGAGAAAGTTTGTATATTGCATTAAAGCATAAAAATGGGTGGATGAATGTTCGTGCCCCAAAAGTTATAAAAACATACATAAATGAAAGATCATACATTACTAGTTGAAAAATATCGTCCTACAAATTTAGAAAATTATGTAGGCAATCAGAGTATTAAAGATACTATCCAAAAGTATATTAAACAAAATGATATACAAAATTTATTATTTTATGGACCCGCAGGAACTGGTAAAACAACTCTTGCAAAACTAATTGTCAAAAATCTTGACTGTGACCATCTTTATATAAATGCAAGTGATGAAAGAGGCATTGAAACTATTCGAGATAAAGTTGCCGGTTTTGCCAGTACTGCTTCCTTTAAAGGTATAAAAGTTGTTATATTGGATGAAGCTGATTTTCTTACTATTATGGCTCAAGCTTCATTAAGAAATGTAATTGAAACTTTTTCACGTTCAACTAGATTTATATTAACTTGTAATTATGTAGAACGTATAATTGATCCTATTCAAAGTAGATGTCAAACATTAAAAATTGTTCCACCTAATAAATTAGATATTCTTAAACATTTAGTAAAAGTAGTTAAAAGAGAAGATATCTACACAGTTGAAGATGATTTAAGAACTATTGTTGATAGTAATTATCCTGATGTACGTAAAATGCTTAATACTATACAAATATCTACAACAGATAATAAATTAAATTTAGATACAACAGCATTAGTAGAAAGTAATTATATGGATAAAGTACTTACTGAATTAAAAAATAAAAAACCAAATTGGAGAACAATTAGACAAATCATAGCAGATTCTAATGTAAATGACTTTGAAGGTTTTTATCGTTATCTATATGATAATAGTAATGAATATGCTCCTGGAAAGGAAGGTATGATAGCATATTACATAAATGAATATTCATACCAATCGAACTTTAGAATAGACAAAGAAGTTAATTGTATGGCTTTAATGTCTAAAATTATTGAAACTATTAAACCACAAATTATTTAATTATGCAGAACACACAGCAACCCCAAATGAACATTGATTTAAAAAACACAACAGGAGTATTTCCATCAAAAGGAAAAGTATGGCAACAAGGTGTTTTATTACGTAAAGTATCTAAATTTGTAGCAGGATCAGATAATGATGCTTTACTACCAATCCCAGTATTTTATGATCCTGAAACAGGTAAAATTTTAGAAGGAACAGTTCCTCAAGATTTAAGAGAAGAATTTGCTGATGACATCGTTAAAGAGTAAAAAAAATATTTTTCAATGGTTAAATGAGCTAACACTATCTAAACCACAAGCAAATACTTTTTCAGAAGATGATTGGGAAACATTTAATGCTTACATGGTACATAGATTTATATCAATGTATCAAGGTTATGTAGAAATAGCTAATATAGCTCAAAGATTTCACCCTACTGATAAAAAAGGTATATATAATTTTTATCGTGAAATGTTACCAAGAAAAAAAATGTTTTTAAAATATATTAAATCTAAAATAAAATCAAATCCTAAAGAAATTAAAGAATATATTTCTAAATATTACCAATGCAGTTTGGATGAAGCAAATGAATATATTATATTATTAGGAAAAGAAGGAGTAAATAATATATTTACAAAAATGGGAATTGAAGATAAAGAAAAAAAATCATTAACTAAAAAAATTGTATATGGCACAGTATAGAGTTGTAACAATGCTTCAAAAGACATTTGAGGCACAAAGAGAAAAAGCTTTAATGACACTTGAGTTATTAACAGAACACCCTGCGGGTATAGGAGATCATTCAACAAATGATTTTTATAACAATGCAGAAGAAGCTATAAAAGCTTTAGCTGAAGCAGATGATGTTTTAGAAACTTTGAATAGACATTATGGGAAAAATGAGTAATCATATAAAAGATTTTGAAAAAACATACCCTACATTAGCTACAGAGTTTAAGAAAATTCAAGAAGAACAATATGATTTATTTTCTAGAAAAATGATGGATTATGGATTAGGAAATATTTCATTAGGATCTACATTAGAAGAAAAAGAAGACCAAGATTTATCACTAACAGGTATTTGGTTACGTTGTAATGATAAAATTAATCGTCTTAAAAATTTACTTAAAAGAGGTAAAAATTATGTTGAAGGAGAAGGTATGATGGATAGTTTTATAGATATTGCTAATTATGGTATTATTGCCCTATTAGTTATGAGAAATAAATGGAAAAAATAGATTTTGGCAAAGAAAATACCTACAATAGTAAAAAGGATAAGGAATTTTAATCCCGAAAAGATTAATTATGGGTATCAAAATCATATTTCTTACTCACAACTATCAATGTTTAGAAGCTGCCCACACAAGTGGGCGCTTCAATATAAAGATGGACATAAAACATTTACTCCTAGTATCCATACAGTATTTGGAACAGCATTTCATGAAACCCTTCAACATTATTTAGATGTAATGTATGAAAAAAGTGGGGCGGCTGCTGATAGAGAAAATATTGAAGAATTACTAGAAGATAAATTAAGAGAAGAATATGCTAACCAATATAAAAAAAATAATTCACAACATTTTTCTAATGGAGAAGAAATAAGAGAATTTTATGAAGATGGAGTTGAAATTCTAAGGTTTATAAAGAAAAAACGTTCAGTTTATTTTAGTAAAAAAGGATGGTATTTAGTGGGATGTGAAATTCCTATATCTATAATACCTAATAATGCATATAAAAATGTTATATATCAAGGATATTTGGATGTTGTATTATACCATGAACCCTCAAATACATTTAAAATAATTGATATAAAAACAAGTACAAGAGGGTGGAATGCTAAAGTAAAAAAAGATGAAGAAAAACACTTTCAATTAATTCTTTATAAAAAATTCTTTTCAGAACAGTTTGGCATCCCAGAAAAGGATATTGATATTGAATTCCTAATAACACGAAGAAAAGTTTATTTAGATGGAGAGTATCCGCAAAAAAGAATACAAGAATTTAAACCTGCATCAGGAAGAAATAAATTAGCTAAAGCAACAAAAGTATTAAATGAGTTTATTACAACAGTTTTTGATAAAAATGGATATAAAGAAAAAGATTTTCACCCACAACCTTCAAAATGGAATTGTACCTTTTGTCCATTTAAAGAAAATCAAAAATTATGTAGCGCAGTTGGTAAAAATTTTTAATCCACATATATGTATAGACAAATATAATTAAAAAAAATTAAGATTATGAGTGCAAAAAAAGACATGACACTTACAAGTGTAAAAATCCATAGTGATTTATTTGAAGAATTTAAAGTTGAATGTGTGCGTAGAAAGTTTTCTTTCCAAAAATTAGCAGATAGAGCTATACATTTATACCTAACTGATGAAGATTTTAGAAAGAAAGTTACTAATCACCACAATTTAGATTTGGAAAAATAAAAATAATAAAATGAAAAAAGGTTACATTAAACAAAAAGACAGGAAAAAAATATTACTACTTACAGATGATATTAGAGTACATTCAGGAGTAGCTCAAATAGGTAGAGAAACAGTAATTAATACAAGTCATCGTTATAATTGGTGTCAAATGGCAGGAGCAGTAAAACACCCTGATAAAGGACAGCACATATGTTTAGGTGAAGAAATGAATAAACATGCAGAAATAAAAGATGCATATTGTAAACTTTATCCTGTTGATGGGTATGGAAATCCTGATTTATTAAATGCTATAATTAAAAGAGAAAAACCAGATGCGTTATTTTTAATAACTGATCCTAGATATTTTGAGTGGGTTTTTAGATTAGAAAATCATATTAGAAGAGATATACCTATTATATATTTAAATATTTGGGATAATTATCCTGCTCCAATGTATAATAAAGAATTTTATGAGTCTTGTGATGCATTATTTGGGATTTCAAAACAAACAGTTAATATTAATAAATTAGTATTAGGAAATAAAGTTAAAAATAAGATATTTAAATATGTTCCTCATGGGTTAAATAATAATATATTTAAACCTTTAAATAATGATCACCCCCAAGTATTAGACTTTAAAAGGCAATTATTTAGAGATAAAGAACAAAATTTTTCTATGTTATTTAATTCAAGAAATATTAGAAGAAAAAATATTTCAGATTTATTAATGGCTTGGAGATTATTTACAGAAAAACTTACACCCGAAGAAGCTAAAAAGTGTACATTAATTCTACATACTGAAGCTATATTTGACCATGGAACAGATTTACCAGCAGTTATAGATTATTTTGATCCACATGATGGTACTTATAATATAGCATTATCATCAGCTAAACTTTCAACAGAACAAATGAATTTATTATATAATTCTGTTGATGGTGTTGCTCAAACTTCTAATGCAGAAGGTTGGGGATTAGCTTTAACAGAAGCTATGTTAACAGGAACTCCATTTATAGCCACAGTTACAGGAGGTATGCAAGATCAAATGCGTTTTGAAGATGAAAATGGGGATTGGATACAATTTGATGAAAATATTCCATCAAATCATAGAAAAACATACACAAAACATGGAGAATGGGCATTCCCCGTATTTCCTAAATGTCAAAGTATTGTAGGTTCTCCATTAACTCCATACATTTATGATGATCATCATGATTGTAGGGATACAGCTGATCAAATTTATAAACTTTATAAGTTGTCACCAGAAAAAAGAAAAGAAGTTGGAATGAAAGGATTTAAATGGGCTACATCATCTGAAGCTGGATTTACTTCCGAACAAATGTCTAAAAGAATTATAGAAGGAGTTGATCAATTATTTAATAGTTGGGAGCCAAGC